AGGCGCAGTTAGCGAAGCAGCAGAAAAGACTCATGGTGTACAAACCCTGATTCGTGATGGTGCTTTAAAAAGTTTTAGTGTAGGTTTTCGTGTTAAGGATGGCAAATATAACAGGGAAGATGACTCAATGATGATTACTGATGTTGAACTTCTAGAAATTTCTGTTGTTTCTGTCCCTTGTAACCAAGATTCACTATTCTCAATTCGTAAATCATTCGATTCAGATGATGAATTTAATGAGTTTAAAAAGTCTTTTAAAGAGGCTGACGAAAATGAAATCAAGATGATGCGTAAAATTAAAGCTGGAATTACTGACGTGAGCGAAGGTCATTATCATACCGTAGAAATGGATGATGCTGGCAATGGTGTAACCACATACGCATCGCATATGGCTAACCATGCTCACAAAATCATTGGAGGTGTTATGCTTGAGGCCGAAGGCCACACACATGATATTACAATGTTGGGTGTTCCAATTCATAATATGGAGGAGGGCGAGGTTGTAAACGAGCGTCCAATGTCTCCAACCGAGGAGGAAGCAATGAGTAACTCAAAATCTGAGGAAGCTGTTCAGGAGAAGACTGAAGAAGTCATCGAAGAAACAGCTGATATGGAGGTTGAAGTGAAAACAGAGACTGAAGAAGTCATTGAAACAAAAGACGATGACGAAGCAGTTGAAGAAAAAACTGAAACTGATGATGTTGAAGTCAAAGCTGAAGCCGAGGAAGCTATTGAAGACGAAATGGAAAAGGATGATGAAGAGGAAGTGTTTGTAGCACGTGATCCTAATGAGTCTATCCCGTTTGTTAACTTGCTTTCTACAGACGCAAGCGAACTTCAAAATGGTGATCTAGTTCATTACCAACAAAAAATGTATAAAGTTGCAAATATCGCAACAGAGCAAAGCCCAATCTTTAAGTTTTTAGAGATTGACGCTGACGGAAATGACTGTGATAATGTTCTTAATGTGAACGCAGATGAACTTTCACAAGTCGAGAAAACTCAAACAAGTGAAGAAGAAGATTCTAACGAAAGTCTGACTGAAGAGCTTCACAACATTTCTACAAAGGAGAAAGACAACATGGCTGATCAAGTCGTAGATACAATTGATCTCGAAGCTGCTAAAAAAGAAGTAGCAATCGAGACACAAAAAGAAGCACCTCGTGCTCAAGTGTCTGAGCCTCAAGTTGCAGAGCTGGTTAAAGCTACCGGTGAAGCTATCGTAAAAGAGTCAGACGCACAAGACCAACAAACTCTCGTGAAGGGTGAGGCAGAAATTGCTTACACACCTCGCGAATCTGAGCAAGTCGCAGAACTTAAAGCTCAGATGGAAAAATATAAAGAAGAGGTCGCATCTCTTCAGCGCTCAAAGATGCAATTCCAAGAGCAGTCACGCAATGCAGCTCAGTTCTCTGAAAAAGAAATGGCTAACGCTGTTATTCTTTCAAAGTTGCTGAATCGTCGTGACCCATTTGACACAAAACTAGGTCAAAAAGTTAAAGCAGTCACATCTGTAGACCAGTTCTTGAGCAACTTCTCACAGAACATCTACACCGAGATGGAGCAGCAGCTTGTAGTTGCACCTATGTTCCAGCGTATGGCAGTGGATGCTAAGACTTTCCGTGTACCAGTAGCTGACGAAGATACTGACGGTGATGTTGCAATGTTTGCTTCTGGCACATTCGCAACTGGTATTGCAGAGGCAACTCGTGTTCCTGCATCAAACCAGAACACCATCAGCGCAGTTGAGTTTACACCACATAAATTTATGGCTTCAACTCACCTCGCAAAAGACGAAGAAGAAGATACAGTTCTTCCACTCCTCGACTTCTTGCGCGCTGCAGCAACTCGTCGTTTGGCACGTGCCATCGATAAGTCAATCCTACGTGGTACAGGCGCGTTGACAGGCTTTACAGCTTCTCCAACTAACGCCATTACCGCCGGTACAGGTTACGCATCTGTTATCGAAGGTATCACAAACCTCGCATCTGACGCATCACTCTCTGTTGCAACAGGCGGAGCAAACGATAAAGCTGATCCAACAGATATCGCAGCTGCTCGTACCTCACTTGGTAAGTATGGCTTACAGCTTGGTAACGACCTCGTGTTTATTACCTCAATCGAAGGCTATAACAATCTTGTAACAACTTCTGATTTCCAGACTGTTGACAAGTTTGGTCCGAATGCAACTTACCTCACAGGTTCAGTTGGCGCCGTTTACGGTATTCCAATTGCTATCTCTGAGTTCATGGACAACGTTGGTGGAACAGGTCGTCATCTTGGCGCACTTGTCTACAAGCCAGGCTTCATGATTGCAGAACGTCGTGGTATTGAGATTGAGAGCGAGTATGAGCCACGCCAGCAGGTCACAGCAATGTACATGAGTACACGTTTTGACTTTAAAGCCCTCACAACTAACAGCGCTGCTGCACTTGACTCAACTAAGTATGCATACGCTTGTGTGATTGACGCTGGTTAATAGCTAATTAGTTATAAATCACTGAACTACACTGGGGGAGGCGGTCAACGCCTCCCTTAAGTTTTTAAGGAGAAAGAAATGGAAGAAATTAAAGGAATGTCAGACGCGGAAGCTCGCCGTTGGTTACAAAAGCACGGATATGGCGTTGGAGAAATTGACGGTATTATGGCAGGTGAAGACATGTGCGCTAATCCCGGACCACCACCTGCACCAGTCGTTGCAGCACCTAAGCCAGTTAAAAAAGTTGAAGCAAAACCTGTTAAAGTAGCTGTTAAGACAGCTCCTAAACCAGGCATGTAAGGAAATAAAAAATGGTAGATCGTTTTGAAGAAGGACTAGGGAAATACCCTTATGTTAATTTAGCCCAGGTTAAAGATTATCTCAGTATCTCGTCTAGTACTCAAGATGCTAGATTATCTAATATCATCAGCTATGCTACAGGGGTAGTAGAACACTATATTGGTCATGCTATATTAGCTAATGACTATGTAGAGGTTTTTGATGGGGGCAAAACATCTGTTATGTTGTCACGTATACCTCTTAATAATGTTTATCAAGTTACTGAATTTAATGGGGTTGATCACGTAGTACTAGCAGACCCAACTACTATCGGCACACCTGTAACTACTAGCACAAACGATCTACCCCTTTCATTTAAAAATGACGCACACATTAATTCTAGAATTAAAAGATTTGGTAAATCCTCATTAGAGCTTAATATTGATGACTTTATATCTTCCGCTACTGTGCCTGAACAATTAAAATTTGAAGAGGGTGATTTTACCATTGAGATGTTTATTCGAGTTGATGAAGAGACTATACAAGATAACGTAATATTTTCAATTAACACAGACTCCTCAAATTATATGCAGTTACGATTATCAAATGCAAATTGTTTAGCATTTGAATCAAATATTTCTGGAGCTGCAAATGTTGTGACAGCTCCTAACGTTTTAATAGAATCACAACAATTTGCTAAACGCAGATGGGCGCATGTCGCTGTTTCCCGCAAGTTAGATGATGAAAAGTTACATTTATTCTACAATGGTAATGTAATTTCTGACGCTTCAAACGTTTATGCAGTATCAAATCATACTTTTACCTCTAATGTTGAAATAGGTACAACATTCAAAGGATATATTGACGAGCTTCGTGTATCTGATAAGGCAAGATACACAGCTAATTTTACACCTCCCACAAATAGATTTAGACCAGACGATGACACAGTAATGCTAGTCCACTTTGACGGTAAGAACGGCGAAACAGAGGCTAAAGATGTTCACGCAGCAACTAACGAGTATAATTTTAGCAGAGACATGGGAGAGGTTACTCGTGACGTCGGTGCTGTAGGTGTAAGGGGTGTATACCCAACTATTCGCAATTCTTACCCTGCTCTTACCTTATCGGGACCCCCATCTTTTCAACCATTTCCTTCAGGAGTCAAAGTAGACTATCGTGCAGGGTATGAATCAAGCGATATACCTCAAGATCTTCAAATGGCAACTCTTGACATGATTAAGATAGTTTATAAACAAGATCAAGAGAAAAAAGGATTTTCTTTTGAAGGTGAGAGAGGAGAGAACTATTCACTATCTAGTAATTTCCCGCCACATATTCGTCGTATATTAGATTTATATAGAGTTATCCAGTAATGAAAGTTGATCTTAAGCTTGTTTTTGATGGCGTGCCTGACGGAAAAGGATTAAAAAGTGCTTTTACACAGGCTATAAAACTAGTTAAATCCGGTAAATATAAAACTAATAACAAAGATAGAGCTAATATGCTCAATATGAGATTATTTTCAGATTTTTTATCTGGAGGCTCAGGGGGTAGGAGTTTTGGCACACCTGCCTTTGATGGTTTCTATGGAGAGCCTAAAAATTTACGAGGTTATGTCAGTAAAGATTCTGCACCTGATGTAGAATTAGAGTACGAGGACTTAGTAAGAATTTTTGGGAAAGAAACAGCAGCTTCATTTACTTTTGACGATGACGCTACTTCTTCTTCAAGAAGAACTATCGAAATTAAGCAAAAACAAGGATCAGGGTCGTCTACAACTTTTACTCAGCTAGGTGCAGATAAAGGATTTGAGGCTGAGATAGCAAGTTTAAGAGGTCAATCTGTTGTTAAAACAAGAACAGACAGTAAAGGTCAAGAAAAAGTAAAAGCTTCCTTATATGATCAAGAAGTATTATTTAACTGGTTTGAGTCTCCAAAACAAGCAAAGTTTAGAGCCCGTCTGATCAAACAGTTTGAGCAAAAAATGCAAAATTATCTGCTTTTTGCTAAAATAGACGGTAAACAACAAATCACAGCAGTGCCAGGACTTGCAAAGATATTTAATTTAAATCAGGGAGCTGCTAGACGAAGAAAATTACTAAGACTTGAGTATACAGGAGGAGCAACTGGTGGTTCGGTAGCTCTTAGGGCTTCTCCCTCTGGGGATAAGCTTATTAAAGATTCTACTATTAATGTTACGACTAAAATGCTGTCTGCAGTAAATGATAGATTCCTTGAAAATTTATTACGTTTTTACGTAAGCGGTGCTGGACAGAAAATTCTCAAGAAAACTGGGGCCTTAACAAAGTATGGATTCGTAAATGCATTTGCTGAGATTCTACTTTTAGCACAGGAATTTGATCCACAATTTGGAGGCAAACCCTTAGAAATTAAATTTGAAGGGTTAGAACCTAGCACTAGCGGTTCTATAACTGCAAAAACAATTATTGGAGCAGTTCAGGCTCCTAAAGCCAAAAAACAATCTGTTGTTCAACAAGCGGTTTCTGAAATTCAGTTAGAAGAAATTGCTAGAAGGGCCTTTGTAGGTAGAATGCCAAAAGATAAAGGTCAGCCTCCTGTCCCAGGAATATTAACTTATCGCACAGGACGGTTTGCTGAATCTTTTCAGATTACTAAAATAAATGAAGCTGCTAAAATAATAACTTATACTTATGATCCTGTATATCGTATACACGAGACTACTGGTAGAGACCCTAAAAGATTAATCGGGACAGGGATAAGAGACGCTGTTCGACAAGTTTTAAAGACCAATGAAAACTACAGATTAGTGAGAAGATAATGGCAAGCAGAAGATCAGAAATAGTAGACTTTTTAGTCACAAGTTTGAAAAATATTGATGGCGCATCCTCAAATTATAGTGCATCATACACCTACACTCAAAACTTGTTTGATAACGTTTATCGTAAAATAAAATTTTTAGACGAAGTAAACGACTTTCCCGCACTTTATTTATCAGCTGGGACCGAAATTCGAGATTTTAATTCTTTAAGTTTGACGGTAGCAACATTAGACGTTACTATAAGAGCATACGTATATGGAGAAGATAATTCTCAAAGCCTTGCAGATGATTTAGTTCAAGATATAGAACATGTTATCTATTCGTTAGGCGATAATCCTGATAAGGGTATACTAGATATAACTATAGATAGTATTTCCATTGATGAAGGGTTAGCTGCTCCTTACGGACTTGCAGAGGTAGAATTAACCGTAGTCTATAGACTAGAAAATTAATAAGGAGAAAATAAGATGGCATCTCTTAACTTACAGAGAAATTCAGAAGTATTTATGTCCACCAAAGATATTATTAACGGTGCGGCTGCAGTTGATTTGCGACCAACAAATACTTGGAAGCTAGAAGTTCTTGCTGGATTTGCAGTAACTTCCTCATCTGCGACTCAGGACATTACATCCCTTGAATCAGGGACTGACCCTGATCGCTCGCAACAAAGATTTAACACAGCTATTAACCCTGTTGACTGGAACTTTCAAACATACATTCGTCCAACAGGTGTTGAAACTGGCGCGGCTGGAGGCACAAGTACTGCTGCAACTAATCAGACAGGAAACGTTAAACCTGTAGCTGATTGGTTTATGTGGCAATCACTGGTATCTAATACTAAAGTAGTAGCTACAGACGCTGATGGGTTACACGAACGTTCCGTTTGGGTAACTGGTGGTAAACTTCCCACAACTACTACTGCTAAAGGCGTAGGTAGTTCTGCTACTAAATCAAACTTCTCAACTGCTGTTGAGAACCACTTATACTTTAAATTAGATAATGTTATATATCAAGTATCTAACGCTACTGTCAATCAGGCATCGGTTGATGCAGGTATTGAAGAAATTGCTACGACAACATGGTCCGGCTTTGGTACAACAATGAAAGAATTGACAGGAAGTGCACGTGACGTGGCT